CGTACGATCCAACAATCTTCAAGACTCTCGAACAGTTCTGGCTGGATTACAACTGTAATCCCATTACCATTACCGTTACTCCGCGTGACTGTATTGGTGAAGGCGCTGCTCCCGGCGGCGGTCAGTATATCTGCTACGAGTGTCAGTTTGTGAGCATCACCACGGCTGATGTCGATCGCGAAAGCGGCGATGTACAGACCATCGAAGTCGAGTTCACAGTCAATTATTTTGAGCGCACCTGATTTAAATCCGGTAGATCAAACACTAAGGCCATCAACGTCCGCGTTGGTGGTCTTTTTGTAGGTAGGGTAAAACCATCGTAACGTGGGATAGTTATCAGTCGTATGGCAAAAACGACATTTTCAAGTGGGGTCATTGTCACAAGCCAGTGGCTCAATGGCGCCCAACAAATCTATTTCGACGGTCAAGACTTAGACTGGCACTATGCCCCCCTCGGACTCAATTCGCTTGTCCGCACTGGCCCCAACGGGTTGGACTCGGCCTATGTGACTCTGACTACTGACCAACCTGAGATCAATTCCGCAGGCCTACTCGTTAGCGGCGCCCCCATCAGCGGCAACAAAGTAGTTACTGGAATGTGGAACTTCGGGTACGATCCGCTTCAGTTCGGCAACCCTGCCAACATCCGTGAGAATGCCCCAAAAAGCTACACAACGAACGATAAATATAACTATGCCGGTGGAGCTCCCACACCCACCGTCCCGCAGAAATTTCTCTCTCTTGAGAACGCCGACTTAATAACTAAGGAAGTTCTTGAAACCTGGGTTGGATACTTGCTGGACACTCTGGAGATAAATAACGGCGTTTACTACTCTGCTTCTAACCCTGCTTGTCAGAACTACAGCGTCGGAACCGGCAACTCCGACACCATTTGCCCTGATTGATGGAGTAAAAAATGGCACGCTATGCCCCGCTCCCATCAGTTAGTATTGACCCTCGCAACGAAGCCGAGATAGTACAAGCCGCTTCGCAACGGGTTTACCAAGCTTCAGGTCAAACTCTCAATGATTTCTCGGCGGGTAACCCCCTAGCCGCACTACTTGAAGGCCAGGCATTCGCTCAGGGGGAATTTCTATTCTGGGCTAACCAGCTTCCGCAATCCATTCTCATTGAGTGGTTGGGTCCATTTCTTGGCGCGATGCGGCGCCTTGGCACTCCTGCTGTAGCGCGTTTGACTCTGACGGTTCCCCCGTCTAACACTGTAACTACCATTCCGGCCGGAACAGCTTTTACCACCGACCCCAATCTGACGGGTGGAGAAAGCTTCACATTCGTGACGGATACGGAAGTTGCCGTCCCCGCAGGCGAAAATATTGCCTACGCTACGGTAGCCTCCCAGTACGTTGGCGCCATCTATAACTCCCCTGCTAACTCCATTACAGGTACGTCGGCGATTAACGTTGATGGCTTGACCGCCACAAACACTCAGCCCGCCACTGGCGGTAGCGACGTTGAGACATATCAGGAAGTTCAGGAACGGTTCTTCACTCTTATTCGCCGCCGGAACCCGGTCAGCGCAGAAGACTGGCAAGATTTCTTCACGGACTTCTACGGCATTGGCACACAAACTTCCGTGCAACCGAATCGCCCCAACCAAGGCACATACAACTATGTGTCTGACTATCTGAAACCCAACGGACAGGTTTCTTTCTTTGTGCTCGGTCCAGATGGCGTAGAACTCAATACGAGTCAACTTGAGCGGGGACAAAACGTTGTAAACTATTCGGTCCCTGTTGAAAACCAAGGTCACCTTTATCCGATAACCCTGAGTCAAGTTCAGTATGACTTGACTGTAGAGATTGATGCGAATGGCGCGTTTGGCGATAACTTAAAAGACAGCTCTCTCAACTTCCGAGATCGTCTCTTTGAGATTTTGCGCCCCGGAAATGTATTTCCCTCAACAATTGACCCTACAGTCAGTGATGTTGACGCCGCGTTCTATAGCACTTTTCCTTCCTCCGTTCGGTTTACAGACCCTCATATTGAGGCGAGTGCAGCGTATAATACTCCCCCCTTATTAGAGCCAGCTGCGGCCACATACACCAACGTATACACGTTTGAGCCGACCCAGTCTTTACTTACTCAAAATGACTTAGTAGAGACAACGTTGCCAGTGCCGACATATTATCCCGTCCTGGCCGATTTCACCCCGTACTCCACGACTAAACGCGATCAAACTGTTTACGGAAATCTGGTTCTGCAACAGATTCTGTTTCTGGTTCCAGGAGACTACCTCAAGGGTCAAGTTTGCTATTGGGACCCTTCCGTTGGTGGTGATGCGGAGCTTCATATTATCAATGAGAACTTGACCATTGGATCTCAAATTGATGTGGCTGCCTTGATTACGCAAGGCAAAATCTCTGGTGTCAAAAACTACTCCTCGTGGGTTGTTAATAACTCTTACCAGGAAACTACAGGTGGAGGCATCTACGATCCAGAAATCATCCTGTATGATTACGCCGCTGACGAATACATTCCGCAACCTGCCTCGTTGATACCCTTGAGCAAACGTCCGGGAGCTTTCATTTGGGTTGTCGGTCAAAACTTTACGCTTCAGCCGGCAACCAACGATATTACGGGCGCTCAGACTGCTTTCAAGCTTGGTTCTTCGGTCACTCCAAAAATCCTGCAGCCGGGAACTTCTTACTCGGTTGGTGACTGGGTGTATACCCCTCAGATTGGCTCAGGACCCAACCCCGTTGCAGACCCTTACTATAACTACGTGGATGTGAGGTTGGGGGTCGTCAATAAGTATGCCTATGTAGAGAAGGCATTTACGTATGAACCAAACGGTCAGACCGTTAGTGTCTATTTTGACGGCCTTGTTGAGCAAACTATCGTCAAGGAAATTGTTGTGCAAAACGCTGACGGTGGTCTACCGATTTACAAATACAAACCTCGTTTCCCCGCTGGGACCTACCTCGAGTACCGTCAAGACTCAAGTGCGATTCCCGAGTATTACATTGCCGCGAAATACTTCACCCCGACGAGCACCAATGCTCAAGACCTTGTCAACCAAGGGTTGGTATTCCCGCTGTATATTAACAGCGTGCAGTATTCTTCGTTGATTCTTGAGTTTGAAAATCCAAACAGCCTGATTAGGAAGCCAACCCGTATGTTCCGGTTCTTTAAGGGCGATCGGACTTTCTTCCGCCAAGGATCTCAGGTTATTTCCTACACGGCTACCACTAGCGTTCATCCCCTTTTCGAGTTCTACATTTACTTGCAAAATGGAGTCTTCGTTGAGACCGCCCGGTACTTACCATCGCAGTTTGAGACGATTAACTATGTACCATATTTTGACCCTGCCTATGTGACCTATTCGGAAGATACAATATTGTCGGCAGATGGGCGCAATATGTATCGGGTTATGCTCGCATTCACTCCACCGGAGACAGTCGTTAATTGGACAAATACAACGGTAGCAAACACTGCCCGTAATGAAGAGTATATGGGCAACCTACTGCGTTATGTCGATCAGTACGTTTGCGAGGAATCCATTTTGTCGCAACTTGGCCGTGACATCTCCGCGATTAAGCTAGGTATCGCGCAGATTACCATTATCCCGAAGAACAAAGGGCGATTCGCCAACTCTCAGGAACAGGTCAAGTTCGTTTGGGAGAACACCTCGACTCTTGCGGAAGTACCGCAACTTTCTTGGTCATCGGGGACGACTTACCCGTATTCCCCGCCTGATTACGGCACAGGTACACTCAAGCTATGAGCCAACAACTAACCCCCATTAACGGCGGTGTAATACCGGAAGTTCAGACTACGACAGCGCCCTCGCGTTTGAACGTGCTGTCCCCTCAATACATCGAAGTCAATAACCTCCAGAGTCGCCCCACCGAGTGGGTTCCCGCTGGTCGGCCAATATACCGTCGTCTTCCGGCAACATCTGAAACTTATCAGATTGACTTCTTCAATGTTGTTAACGAGTCTAACATCCTTGGTAATACCTTTGTTAAAGAGGGTATCGAGGAAGTTGGCTATGTCTATGTGCCCTATAGTCTTAGCATTAACGGCCCTGTCTCCATCGAGGTAGTTACTTCGGGTAGCAAGAAAGATTTGCTGATCAAAGCGGGAGCCATTGTCTGGAAATATGGCAAGGTGGACGTCTTACCGACGATCGTCAACCTTGAGGTCTTAGATGTGCTAAGCGGTAAGTATGATGTTGCTTACCAGCTGGTTTACGACGATTCACCGATTCCGCACCTTTACGAGGTTTCTGATTTTGCCTTAACTGGCTTGCCCCTTAACATCACGTCAAGCACAGACTCCGTAATCGGTTGGAGATACCCGGCAGTTAATGCGTTCTTAAACACTGAGAACAATTTCTGGGCCAACGAGGACACTTATTTCCCCCCTTATGCTCAACCTGTGACCTCATACTTGCAGTGGGAGAGCGAACTGAGCCAAGCCTACAAAACTCTTACTTTACGCTGTTCCCCTGGAACTGCCTACACGGGCACCGCTACTTTGTCTTACGTTAATAACAATATCCTGACCGAGGTTACTACAACCTCCATCTCTTCTGACTCAACCGGCCAGTTTTTCACTTTCACAGTGGAGGAGCCTGTTTTGCAGACAGGTTGGAATGTTACGTTCTCCTCAACCAAAGTTTCCATTCAGACGATTACAGTTTCAGGGAACTTAACCCTGTTGGAGCCGCAAGCATCGCTCTCCCCAAGAGCCGCCCTTGTGATGTACCCGGTTGGCACACTCCCGGCAACCGTCCCCAACGGCAACGGAGAGCAAATCCCCGCTGCTTACTGTCTACTGGCGGAAGTCGATATTGATGCTAACTTTACGGTTACTCGCGTTCAAGACACCCGGAGCATTATCCATAGAGATTTTGTTCCGGTTGCTAACTGGCTAACTGCTCCTTTTGACGAAGACTTGATTGACCTATACGAACAAGTCTCTGCCTATAGCCCACTGTGGATGGCACCAACAAGCTGTCTGAAGCAAGAATATGCCAACCTTTCTACCGACCAAATTATAGTGGAGGCTTAATATGACTCAGCAGAATCCTGTCTTTGACATTTCGGAGTTTGAGCTTCGCAACTATACCAATCCTTATCTGACGCCGACTCAATCGCTAGATGTGGCAGATACGGAGGCTCGAGTCAACGAGCAACTGGACTTTCTAGCTCAGATGCTCGGATGGAATGGACCTAACTACTGGTCTAACTTGGCCTCCACCGTCGACCAAAAACGACAGCTTCTGGGAGGAACCTTTGGCGTTTACAACAGTTACGTCATTCCAAAAATCTATGAGATTCGGAACTGGGACAATAAGATTGTTATTGATCGTCTTCAGTTTCTAGAGCCAGGGCGCCAGACACAGGTTGCCAGGATTTTACTTGGTGATAATGTTTATAGATTGCGTTCGGTAGAAGTCGAAGGAGACAAATACGTTATCTCGATCGGTGAGTTAACTCAAGAGTTTTTTGATCTTATCGCCGCTAATGAGCCACTGAGAGCGGATATCCCCACCTATCGTCCAGCGCCTTTCCTTCGATCCAGCATCGGCATTTCGGGGGACGCTTCTTTTGTCTGTGGCAATTCCGGTAGTAATCTCGTCCTATATCCGGCCTACGACGCTCAGAAAAAGTTTCCTACAAAGTTTCCGATTCTTTTCGCGGGTTCTACCTATTATTTTAATCATCCCATTTACTTATCACTCTCAAGCACCCTGACTCTGGATGTTGCTCCAGAGTATGATGCAGACTTGGAGCTCTGGTACTTACAGATTCCTGGCAGTATTGTTAATACGGTTGGAATCACAGCCTACCTAGCCTGGGCTAATAGTAACGCTACTCAAGCAAACAACTATTCTCTTGAGGTAACGGTTCAACCCTGGGTTGACCCCTCCGACTGGGGGTCGATTAGCACTCTCGATAACTTCAGAGGGGTGTGGGGGAACAAGGGTGGTGACTTACCGTTTAACTTTGTATTTGATGCCCTTAGCATCCACGGTTTTAGTGAGCGGGATTCCGTCTACCTTCCGGATGTATCAACCTCCCTAAACTTTAACGATATTGTCAACTACATTTATTACCAGAAGACCACGATTTCGGAGTTAGCTCCGGGAGCTGCTCAACCCGGAGACCTATGGTGGAATGACGTAACAGGTGCTCTTGCCGTTTGGTTGCCCAGTGAGAACGGTTGCCAAGGTTGGGTTGAGATTGATTATCGGCAACAACCCCGTCAAACTCCGGCACCGCAAGTTGTTTACCCGGATGTTGCAACATTTCAAGCCAACTCATCAACGCTACCAATCGGAACGATTGTTCGTATCGACGATATCACCGGATTGGCAATCTCGGATAATGTCCTTGGCGTACAAGACACGCTGACAACTCCCGGTTGGCTGGTCTTGCATCGAGAGACCGCAGCCCCCTACTGGACTCCGGATGAATTCGGGTACGCGAATGTGACCGATTTTGCACAGGACGCCGAACTTCTTCCCTATAAAGTCCCTGTCACCATATACGACGCCACGGGTCTGGCTCCCTCAGGTGTAACCTACCAAGTTAACAACCTGAGTATTACTATCGCAGGAGACTACGAAGTTCTCCTGATGAAATACTATACTAACACAACTTGGGAGATCTATCCGGATTCCATTCTGAAGTACATCGCCTACTCGGCGCTGTTCGGATCTCCTCTCCAGGGTCAGATGTGGTGGGATTTTGCTAATACGGATCCTAATACTCGTGCTGCTGCGATTTATTACCAGAGCGCGTGGGTTGGGGTTAACACTCACCCCCAGAGTGGGGCACCAGCACCAACCCTGGACCTCGGCACCGTATTGTTTTATTGCGATGGCACGTTAGTGCAAGATGGTATTGCTTGCGTAACTGATGACTACATCTTTACCTTTACTTCTGACCCAGTAAATGGTAGCTACGATGTAGTCTATCAGCCGAGGACTTTTGTAGGAAAGGCGCAACTGCCAACGATTACAATATCCGACGCATTGACAACTACCTACCGAGCGGACATTACCGACCTGGTTTTTAGCGGACTCACCTACTATATGAGTCCCAATGTTTACAATGCTGAGACACCTTTGCGTCTATGGAAAGCCCAGGCTCTACAAGTAGCGGATACGGTGGCCCATTTAGAGGAAAACAACTTTATAAACCCGTTATTGGCAGATTTAAACAATGGTCCCGGCCCTGAAAACTGGGAGAAATACTTTGTGCGTCTGCCTTTGGAATACGGCCGTAACGAGGCAATTTGGCAAAAGGTTGCCCTTATCTGCCAAGACTTCGGCTACTGGGGGTCTAGCATCGAGCCCGAGAAAATGCGGTGCCCGCCGGAAGACGACCTGCCTGCCATCTATGAGGAGTTATTCCTCTACGACCAGCCAGTGCCGGACTATACGTA